TGACTTGTGTTGGTCGCCAGAAAATGAAATTAGGCAGCAAACCACTTATTTGAGGTGAGATATGACAAAATCATGGAGCGTACCTTTTCCTGAATCAGAAACTGAACATGATGGAATGCCTGTTTTCTGGAGATTCCAGGCGACAGTTGAAGAAGATGGGATAAAAATATTCGCACTTCAATATATAGCTTTTCATCAGACAGAGCATTATGCATGGTTGGTTCCTGCGCATTGGATTGTTAATTTTAAACCAGCACCAAATCAGTGGTTACAGGAATGGAAACAAAAGAGAAATAGATATGCAATTAAGAAAGTAGCAAAAAATGCAGAAAGATCTTTTGCATTCCCAACGAAGAAACTTGCCATTGAAAGTTTATTGCGCCGGAAGAAATACCATTTAATGAGAATCAAACAAGATTTGGCTGTTGTATCAACTCTTGTTGATGGTATGAAGAATATTGATACATCAACACCAGATATTGAATATAACTTTGGACACAACCAAGAAACAGAAAATTGGGTATTTTATTAGTACGAATAAGCACTGTGTATTCATTCCAACGAGTGAATACACGGAGCAATGTCGCTCGTAACTAAACAGGAGCCGACTTGTTCTGATTATTGGAAATCTTCTTTGCCCTCCAGTGTGAGGGCAATTTTTTTGACGGAGGATATATGAAATTACGTGTCTGGCATATCCCGCAAGTACCTATGAAGCCGTTCATTGTAGAAGTGGCAAGTGTTGAAGAGGGTGTTCGTCTGATGGACGCACTGGCTGATTATGACGCCTTTCAGTATGACAACAACATCAAGCCTGATTACTGCAATGCTAACGGCCTTGAGATGTGGGATGAGAGCCTTACCGATGAAGATTTATCAGAGATGGGGCTTACTGATCGCTGGGTGGATTGGTACAGCGAATGCCAATGTTACGACGACCCACGTAAATATCTCGAAAGCCTGAAAGAAGAAACATCAGCCGCCTAAGCGCGGCTTTACCGCATACCAATAACGCTTCACTCGAGGCGTTTTTCGTTATGTATAAATAAGGAGCACACCATGCAATATGCCATTGCAGGGTGGCCTGTTGCTGGCTGCCCTTCCGAATCTTTACTTGAGCGAATCACCCGTAAATTACGTGACGGATGGAAACGCCTTATCGACATACTTAATCAGCCAGGAGTTCCAAAAAATGGATAAAACACTTATGGCTATCCAGACTAAATTCACTATCGCCACTTTTATTGGCGATGAAAAGATGTTTCGTGAAGCCGTCGACGCTTATAAAAAATGGATATTAATACAGAAACTGAGATCAAGCAAAAGCATTCACTACCCCCCTTTCCTGTTTTCCTAATCAGCCTGGCATTTCGCGGGCGATATTTTCACAGCCATTTTCAGGAGTTCAGCCATGAACGCTTATTACATTCAGGATCGTCTTGAGGCTCAGAGCTGGGAGCGTCACTACCAGCAGATCGCCCGTGAAGAGAAAGAGGCAGAACTGGCAGACGACATGGAAAAAGGTCTTCCACAGCACCTGTTTGAATCACTCTGTATCGATCATTTGCAACGCTGCGGGGCCAGCAAAAAAGCCATTACCCGTGCGTTTGATGACGATGTTGAGTTTCAGGAGCGCATGGCAGAACACATCCGGTACATGGTTGAAACCATTGCTCACCACCAGGTTGATATTGATTCAGAGGTATAAAACGGATGAGTACAGCACTCGCAACGATGGCAGGGAAGCTGGCTGAACGTGTCGGCATGGATTCTGTCGACCCACAGGAACTGATCACCACTCTTCGCCAGACGGCATTTAAAGGTGATGCCAGCGATGCGCAGTTCATCGCATTGTTGATCGTCGCCAACCAGTACGGCCTTAATCCGTGGACGAAAGAAATTTACGCCTTCCCTGATAAGCAGAACGGCATTGTTCCGGTGGTGGGCGTTGATGGCTGGTCCCGCATCATCAATGAAAACCAGCAGTTTGATGGCATGGACTTTGAGCAGGACAATGAATCCTGTACATGCCGGATTTACCGCAAGGACCGTAATCATCCGATCTGCGTTACCGAATGGATGGATGAATGCCGCCGCGAACCATTCAAAACCCGCGAAGGCAGAGAAATCACCGGACCGTGGCAGTCGCATCCCAAACGAATGTTGCGGCATAAAGCCATGATTCAGTGTGCCCGTCTGGCCTTCGGATTTGCTGGTATCTATGACAAGGATGAAGCCGAGCGCATTGTCGAAAATACCGCATACACTGCAGAACGTCAGCCGGAACGCGACATCACTCCGGTTAACGATGAAACCATGCAGGAGATTAACACTCTGCTGATTGCCCTGGACAAAACATGGGATGACGACTTATTGCCGCTCTGTTCCCAGATATTTCGCCGCGACATTCGCGCATCGTCAGAACTGACACAGGCCGAAGCAGTGAAAGCTCTTGGATTCCTGAAACAGAAAGCCACTGAGCAGAAGGTGGCAGCATGACACCGGACATTATCCTGCAGCGTACCGGGATCGACGTGAGAGCTGTCGAACAGGGGGATGATGCGTGGCACAAATTACGGCTCGGCGTCATTACAGCTTCAGAAGTTCACAACGTGATAGCAAAACCCCGTTCAGGAAAGAAATGGCCTGACATGAAAATGTCCTACTTCCACACCCTGCTTGCTGAGGTTTGCACCGGTGTGACTCCGGAAGTTAATGCCAAAGCACTGGCCTGGGGAAAACAATACGAGAACGACGCCAGAGTCCTGTTTGAGTTCACCTCCGGCGTGAATGTTACTGAATCCCCGATTATCTATCGCGACGAAAGTATGCGTACAGCCTGCTCTCCCGATGGTTTATGCAGTGACGGCAACGGCCTTGAACTGAAATGCCCGTTTACCTCCCGGGATTTCATGAAATTCCGGCTCGGTGGTTTCGAGGCCATAAAATCGGCTTACCTGGCCCAGGTGCAGTACAGCATGTGGGTGACGCGAAAAGATGCCTGGTACTTTGCCAACTATGACCCGCGTATGAAGCGTGAAGGACTGCATTATGTCGTGGTTGAGCGGGATGAAAAGTACATGGCGAGTTTTGACGAGATGGTGCCGGAGTTCATCGAAAAAATGGACGAGGCACTGGCTGAAATTGGTTTTGTATTTGGGGAGCAATGGCGATGAAGCATCCTCACGATAATATCCGCGTAGGCACGATCACTTTCGTCTACTCCGTTACAAAGCGAGGCTGGGTATTTCCCGGCCTTTCTGTTATCCAAAATCCACTGAAAGCCCAGCGGCTGGCTGAGGAGATAAATAATAAACGAGGGGCTGTATGCACAAAGCATCTCCTGTTGAGTTAAGAACGAGCATTGAGATGGCACATAGCCTTGCTCAAATTGGAGTCAGGTTTGTGCCAATACCAGTAGAAACAGACGAAGAATTTCATACGTTAGCCGCATCCCTTTCACAAAAGCTGGAAATGATGGTGGCGAAAGCAGAAGCAGATGAGAGAGACCAGGTATGACAACCACTGAATGCATTCTTCTGGCAGCGGGCTTTATATTCTGTGTGCTTATGCTTGCCGACATGGGACTTGTTCAATGACACCTCAGCAAGAAAACGCCCTTCGCAGCATTGCCCGTCAGACTAATTCTGAAATCAAAAATGCCAGACAGCAGTTTCCGGATAAAAACGTCGATGACATTTGCCGTAGCGTACTGAAGAAGCACCGCGAAACGGTAACGCTGATGGGATTCACACCGACTCACTTAAGTCTGGCAATCGGTATGTTAAACGGCGTCTTTAAGGAACGGTGAACATGAAAAGCAAAATCATCAGGGAGCTACAGGCTCCTTTTTTATTATTCGCATTCACCCTCAAGCGTATTAACCAACAATTCAGGGATTAATGAAAGATGGCAGATATCATTGATTCAGCATCAGAAATTGAAGAATTACAGCGCAATACAGCAATAAAAATGCGTCGCCTGAACTACCAGACTGTATCCGCAACTCATTGTTGTGAGTGTGGCGATCCGATAGATGAACGAAGACGCCTGGCAGTTCAGGGTTGTCGGACTTGTGCAAGTTGCCAGGAGGATCTGGAGCTTATCAGTAAACAGAGAGGTTCGAAGTGAGCGAAATTAATTATCAGGCACTGCGTGAAAAGGCAGA